TGTGTCAAATTAGCGTCTGTTAAATTAGCGTCTGATAAAATAGCATATCTTAAATCAGCATATCTTAAATCAGCGCCTGTTAAATTAGCACCTTTTAAATTAACATGTGTCAAATTAGCGTCTGTTAGATTAGCGTGTCTTAAACTATTGAACTCCTTCTCACTACCATCTTTAAACTTTATCTTATATTTACTCATATAGTCCCTTCTAATTTTATATCCGCTAATAATTCGTCTAGTTCACTTTCTAAATAAGCCCTATTGTTAAAAATATAAGCTTCTTCAAAATGCGTGTTTGACTCTCCACAACATCCTATCTTATCTGTACTAACTTCTTCCATACAATACGGACAAACTAATTCTTTATCTAGGTTATCTATGTATTTATCCATTTTAAAACTCCTCTGATACTAAATCGTGTAAATAGTTATAAGTTCTAGTGCTAAGTAAATATCCAGCCTGGTGTTTACCATTTATAGATAGGCAGAAGATATCTAGCTGACCGTCTTTAAGGTCATACCCGCCTTCAACTAACTGTCCGCCTATTGTAGTACTAAATGTACCGTAAACTTCAGTATTATCTAACTCTTTTTCTAATTCTATTTTTCTCATGTTAACTCCCTTTATATATACTATATAGCAAGCTTGATGCCAACTATAGAGCCCTTTAAAGCCCTCTAGAGCATAAAAAAGTGTCTAACTTATTAAAATTGTATACTATTTAAACACTTTCCTTTTGTTATAAGTTTATGTTATACTATCTATATGAAATTGTTATTAAACTTCGATAAAATACAACCTATGTCCATAAATAAGGCTTACTACAAAACTAGAAAGGTTCTAACTCAAGCCGCTAGAGACTATAGGAAGTCTATATGGGAGCAGATGGAACCCCATAGACAAGAAATAGACGAGTTTAAATCTAATTTTGATAAGTTTAAACATAGTTTGTCACTTAAAGTCTATGTTGGAGTACCTTCTAGTAGATTTTATACACAGCAAGGGTATATCAGTCTACACAGCTCAGATATCGACAATATAGCTAAACTTTTAATAGACAATACGGTAGACCCTAAATTTAGAGCTGAGAAATATGCTGCCCCAACTTTAGATATCGATGATAAATTTATAACCGCTCTATTTTTAAGTAAATACGCCTCTCCTGAAGAGCATTGGCATATCGAAATGGAGTTCGAGATCATAGATTTATAAAAATAGAGCTAATAAGAAAGCTATGATTAAAGCCGTTGATAAAGCCCCTGTTAGAATCCCTGTTATAATAGTCATGAGTATAACCACATCTTTTAAGCTTAGCATGTTGCCTCCTTTTATAATTATTTAAACACTGATTTAATTTTACCTTCTTTAAATAGCTCAAAAGACTCTTCTATACATCTAGAGAGCCCTAGATTTTCTACGCATCGGGTAGAGTCGGTAGTATATATACCCATTAATTTTCCGCGACTATTTACTGTAGATTCTATGTGATCAAACCCGAAGTAGCAGTGAAGCATTTCGTGGGCTAGTAAGGCCGTTTTAGCACTATCCGAGGCGCTTTCCCAAAACTTCTTTCTTATTTTTATAAGAACACCTCTTTTATTCGAGATCCGGCAGATACCGTTCTTAGAGGTAGCTTCTAAGTCATTATTAATTTCGACATTTATAAAAAGGTCCTCTAGACTTAGGCCTAGTTCACTAGCCACCTCTATTTCGTAGGTGGTTATATCTGTACGTACTTTGTTTAAAGAGTTGTCGCAAGATGTACTATAAATTGTTATTATACATAATAATATATTTTTAATCATTTCTATGCCCCTACTTTATTTCTGTATTCCATAAAGTCGATAACATCGCAGTCTGACTCCTCTTCAATGTAGAAGAAAATCTTATTGTACCCGTCTTTGTAGAACTTCGCTAAACACTGATCTACTTCGTACCACATGTCCTCAACATTTACTAAGTGATGTATCCCGCGCTCATCGTTTTGCCCAAACTCCTTATTCTCCAGTATCTCATATTCTTTGAAGTTATAAAATTCTTCTAAAATATCTTGTAATCTCTCTTTGTTTGTCATCCTAAACTCCTCTTGTTAGTTAGTTTATATACAATATGTAGCAACATTGATGCCACCTATAACCCTATTTAAACCCTAATATAGCTTTAATAAGTGTATATATTGTCCACAATGTACACTATTTATTCACTATCTTTAAATGTAAAATTAGGCTCGCTTTTTTTAATATTGCTGACAATCTTATTTAATTTTTTAAACGCCGTCTCTAAATCTTTCCTAGAACTATTTGTATCAAGATGGTAGTAATAACCTTTAAACTTGTCTTTATACCTCTCTTCTACAAAGAGTTGTAAATTTACTATCTTTTTAATTATGGATAACCTGTTGCTTGAGTATAGTTTAATTTCAAACCTCCTTGTTGTTCAATGCTTTTTCAATAATTTTTTGAATCTTCATAGCTTCTTTATAAGTCGCCTCATCGCCATTATGTCTAATTTGTATGTGGAGACCTCTGGAATTATTGACGTTTTTAGTTTTTGAAAAAACACTAATGCCCAAACATTTTTGCTGGATATCTATGCCGTCTGTATTTTTGTATGCTTTCATTTTAATATTCTCCTATTGGTTTAGTTGGTTTAAGCTTCTCTCTCTTCTCTGATGTCCCACGAACCCATCCAGATTAAAAAACTAATAAGTTCCTCTCTGGTTGAATCTTCAGTGTAAGACTCAGCTCCAGTGGACTCTACAGCCTCAAGAAGTTTCGATGTTTCAATCTTGCTGAACTGTTCAGTGTATTCACTCAAACAGTCTTCAACGTATGAGTCGCAAGCGCCTTGCTGAGCCATATAATCAACGTCATCAGCGTTTATGTAGAACTCGCCTAAGCTCTCTATGTAAAAATATTGTTTGCTCACTTTATACCGCCTTCTTAATGTTATATTCTGGTGACTCGATCACTCTACCTACAACCTCAACTATAGAAGTTTTAAGTAAATCTATGACCTGTCTTAACTGATACTCTCTTATTTCATTCACTGAACCAGGGTTGTTAGTTAGGTTTGAGAGCTCTGTCCTAGCCCTCTCTAAACCTTGTGTTAACTCTATTATTTCATTTAATTGTGATTGTCTCATTTATATCTCCTTTTTAAGAGGTTTGAAGTATGTAGCCGTTTTCCCACAAATAGGGTCAAATTTAGTTCTCATACACATAAAATCTGCTGCCTCTAAAAACATCTGTATATTCATCATTTCTGATGTTTCAAACCCTGATGTCCATACTACCCACGTATCATTATCTACTCTATCATAATGATCCATATTATTTGACATTCTCTCTAAACCTATTCTTTGTTTTTTAGTTAACATTCTTATTCTCCTTGTTAATTTATACACACTATATAGCAAAAGCGGTGCCAACTTGTACTGCCCACACATTAGAGTACAGCGATACAAAACTGTATATACATTGTGTAAACTGTTGCGGTATTCAATTAGTGTAATGATTTCAATACCTTATGTGTGTGTATATCTTTTTACCACTGTATAACCTATAAACACTTACTATTTTTGGTATGTTTTACTATCATTGTAACATAATAATACACCATATTTCCCGTTTTTAAACAATGTAACATAATATTGCGTACATAAGTTATCGATATAACAGGGGAAAAAATAAAGCTTGACACGCTTATATTTGACTTGATATATTAATTAGTGTTCCCCTTAATTAGAGCCCGCTTACATTATGACAATTAATAGGCCTTACGGCCATCCTAGTGAACACATTGAGCAGCGGGTACACTGTGGCACAATATGTACACAAATTACACCAATATATGATATTATACTCTAACTAATAACAATTATCAGTTAACTATTAAGTAAACTAAACAAATAAAGTTTATACCCTTGACAAGCTTTTTAGTACCTGCTATATTAATTAGTGCTATCCCTTAAATAGAGCCAGCCTACATTATGTCACTTCGTAGGCCTTACGGCCACTGTAATGAACACCTTATGCGGCTGGTACTTAGTGACACTTAATACCCACATACAAATTGACAATTAATAGGCCTTACGGCCATCCTAGAGCACACTAGTGCTGTGGGCCACATAGTGACACAATATGTCTTAATTTATGGGTTAACATATTTATTCCCCCCACTGTACTTCTAATATTCTGTCACCTTCGAAACAAATCTCTTGAACGTCCTTAAGTTCCATATAACTTTGGTTAACTCTGTACATGTTGTGAAGCATTATGCTTAAGGCAACACTGTTTAGGTTTTGAACTATCCAATCATAACCAACTAATATGGTATCGTTTTCAGTAGCCACTACGTACTCTCTATACTCGGGTCTTTTCACTTCATTTTGCTTGTTATTAGTATCTCTAGTCATATTATCTCCTTAGTTATATACTATATAGCAACATCAGTGCCAACTATAGAGCCCTTTAAAGTCCCTTAGAGCATAGAATAGTGTCTAACTTTTATCCTTTGTATACTATTTAGTCAATATATACTAGAAGTTGTCATTTTTGTATTTTATTGACAATATATGTCCGTGTATCAATTTGAGGCTACCTGAGAGCCTTGTCACGCTCTTTAAATACAATCTATAACATAATACCCTAACTAATACTAAATCTACTGTATGGGCCTTCTATGGCTTCATCTTAATAAGCGTAAACATTAGTTGTTTAGCTAATTAGATTTAAACCATGGTAGCTCTTCTAAGCCCTTTTATTCAAATAGTATACAAATACCTTATGGTAGACATTAAACGCCTCTATGAGGCTTATATGAACTTATTCGGGCTAAATAGTACTGGACCTAATTAGTGACTCAATGTAGAACGTCTAAATAATAGTCAATATCAACTATCTAATAGTCTCAAATATGCCGGACATCTATTATGCTTTAATTATGCTGATCCCTTAAAGATAAGATTATTATGGAACTACATTGCTTTAGGGGGAGCGCAATCTCCATGCCAACTTGTACTAACCTGCGCTGAGGGTTCAATGAAGCATAAAGATGCTGGACTACTACTTGACATCCACTTAATATTGTGTTATGTGGCCTATTATTATGTGGTACATTTCTTGCAATAGAGTATTCCCCCTAAATACATGGCATAATTCTTGCAACTAACTAAACCTCCTTGAGGTTGGCATATATCTTGCATAGAAGATGCTCAGTTCGAATCTATCCCATTCTGAGACACATATGCAGCGTATCATATTGAGACATGCCCCTTCAAAATTAGGCCCCCCCTAGGTAGAGGTGGCACGCAAATTGCAGAGAGAGCGGTAGGAGTCCCCCTTTGCTATAACACAAAAAATAAGGCCCCCACACTAAGTGCCACAAGGTGTTTTCGGGTAAAAAGTGGCGGAATTATGACCATTTTTTGGCGGAAAAATGTGACGCCTTTTAGCTGACGAACTACAAATTATCCAATAATTATGGTATGTTACAAGTTTAGCTTTTTTAGGTTTTAGTGGAGTTCGTCACAAGATGTTGCGCTGACGAACTTTAGGTTAAATACCGCAAGGTGTAAGTAGCTGTAATCATTAGATTATAAGAATTCTATTGACTATATATAAAAATATGTTATGATTAACAAACCACCTACTTAACTTAAGTTGGTTCGTCATAAATTGGTCGCCGACTAAAAGTAGGGCTGTAGGTGGTTTGTATTGACACTTGAGGAGAAGCGTGACGAAGAAACTGACGAACATTAATGTAAGAGGTATGCTGACGAAGATTTACCTACAATCAGTTAAAAGTTACGATAAAGGCGCTCCTGACGAATCTACGGCCTATATAGAATGGGAAAAGCGTTCAATATATTTTAATGTATCAGATATTAGTAAAGAGACTATTCGTCACGAATTGACCCATGCCTATATTAAGGCGAGCTTCACGGAGCAGATCCCAGATCTAACCCTAGAGCAATTAGAAGAGATATTCTGTGAAGTGGTCTCCCATTTTGGGACTACTATTATAAAACAAGCTGATAGCATCCATAAGGAAATGTTATCCCTTATTAAGGAGGATAAATTTGGGAACAGTAAAGACAAAGAAAGAAAGTCTACAAAAAGCGTCTATGGCGAAATTGAACAAGAACGTGAAGAAGCTGATTTTAGATCAGAATGATGATATAGCATATTATAAGAATTTAGTGAAAGAATGCTCACAATCGGTGATTGACCTAGTTAATCTATGTGCCCTAGCTAAAAAAACATGCTTTACGGATGAAGGTACAGAAGAAGAGAAGAAGGTCGTAGAAGAGGCCCTAACTAACGTAATAGACGCCTATTTACACGGAGACCATAATAATGCCCTGACCCATAAAGGATCTGATGTAGAGCCTGAGATGGTTCGTAAAGTAGATAAAATCTTAGATGATCTCAAAGCAGAAAAAGAAGCTGAAGAGGCTAAAGATGTCGAAGTCTAAACCAAAGGCTAAATCTAGTAATTTGGTGAGAGGGAAGGAAACCTTCTCACAGGAGATCTTAGAAGAGGCTAAAGAGCTATTCATGACAAATATGGGTATTACTGAAATAGCCAGGCATCTTAACATACCTAGAACTACTTTGCAATACTATCAGAATAAGAGTAAATGGAAAGAAGAAAGAGAACAGCTCCATATAGAGGAGTTCTCTGAATTCATGAACACTAGGCAATCTGATGTGACCCATATCACTAGGGATGCATTGTCAGTAATGAAAAGAGGCTTAAACTACTTAAACCAAAGGACAGCCCCTCCTACAATAGATGAAGTAGGCAAGGCGGCTAAAGCTATGGAAACTCTAGCTAAGATATCTAGAGACACTAAAAAAGAAGATCCCCAAGAATTATTTGAAGCATCCTTTGAAAGCCAGGGAGAATTACAAGAAAAAACAATAAAAGAGAAAAAAGCCCCTAAGGCTAAGGAGAAAGTAATAGATGTACCAAAAGACCCTTTTGAGGCATAGCCTCTCATCCCTACGCAGAATTTCTGTAGCAACTCTAGTAGGACTTATAATATTTTCAGCTACACCATTGGCGTTAAGCCCTGATGCAGATTCGTTTAAGCCGGGGTTAGTAAAAAAAATAGCACCCTACACACTACCTTTAGTGTACCCAGACGGAAATAAATTCTGCTCAAGTTCTGCCGTACAATTCCTAGATAAGGTGTATACGGTAACAAATAACCATTGTTGTGAAGTAGATTCGTTTATAGGTGACTTGAGATTAGTAGGAGATACTATACAAAATATATTGTACCAAAGCCCTGACCATGATCTATGTATACTTACATCTAAATTTAAAACATCTCCTATTACATTAGCTACAGATGACGCAGAGGTTCTAGACGAGGTCCTATTAATGGGATACCCTAGAGGAGAGGCCCTCACTCCAAGATTCGGGCACGTCCTAGTAAAAGATATGCGGCTACATATAGCGGGGTATAGTTACGTGTCCCATGTCATATCTACTGTCACCTACGCAGGTAATTCGGGCTCCCCCCTGTTTAATACGGAAGGCGAGATAGTAGGCGTCCTATATGCAGGTAACCTAGTATTACACACTTACGGCATAATGGTTCCCCATAGATACTTATTAAAAGCATTAATGGAAGCGCGTATCAGTGAGTAATCTCAGAGAACAGATTTTACAGGACTTAAACAAACCCCGAGGGGACGGTTTAAAAATCGGTCTCAAACAAGCTTTACACGAAAAGCAGCTAGAGCTTTTAACACCTATCCTACGTGATAAAAAGAAAATAACCTTCGGTGCATGTGGACGTAAGTTCGGTAAGTCTAGGGCTACTTGTTATTTAGCATGGAGGTGGGCTTTATTAAATCCAAACTCTTCTGTATATATAGTGTGTCCCGAAGGTACTCATGGTAGACGTATCTACTGGAAAGATGCGCGTATATATCAATTCTTAGGGGTAGATTCTAAGAAGTATATACTAGGTAAACCTAACAGCAGGGAATTAACAATAAATTTTAAGAATGGTTCTAACATACAGATAATGGGTTCCGATAACTATATGGCAGCCAACGGTTTAACGCCCGATCTAGTTATATATGATGAGTTTAAAGGGTTCCACCCAGAATTCCACACACAAATGGACCCGAATAGGGCCGCTAAAGCTGCGCCTTTATTAATAATAGGTACACTAGCCGAGGACGGTATAAGAAATAAAGATGAATATTACGCGCTATTAGAAGATTGTGAAGAACACCCAGAAGATACTCCAGTATTTAAATACGGTACGTTCGATAATCCTATTAATCAATTACCAGGACAAAAAGAGGCTATCTTGAAACAGATAGAACTACTTAGAAGACAAGGTAAAGAGCACGTAGTTCAAAGAGAGTATTTCTCCAAGATTATACCAGGAGGAGAAACTGCAATCTTTCCCTACTTTAACCCAGATGAGCACGTATTCCCTCACGAAGAGTTAGTACAAGAAATAAATAAAGATGTCAACAATCTTGAGTGGTGCGTATCTATTGACCCAGGGAATAGGACAGTATTTGCAAGTGTTATGGCAGCGCATGACCCAGAGAACTCTGTACTATACGTATTAGATGAGAATTATGCTAGAACACAGTCAGAAACATTAATATCAAAATTTATGGCAGCTTTAAGAGGTAAGATGCTGTCTCTATACCCTTCTGGGGATCTCGATAGAGGTTGGGCTAAGGTATGTGATGAGCAGGCAGCATGGGCTATTCTGGAGACTCTAGGACAGTTTAATGACATGGCCTTTATGAAGTCTAATAAAAATGCTAACAAAAAAGATTATGGTATTACACTACTAAATGAAGCAATGCAGAAGGGACTCATAAAAATAAGTGATAGATGCACTAATTTAATTAAAGAGATCACAGATTACCACATGAATAAACAAGGTAGAATACCTAAAGTTAATGACCATGGTATAGACGCATTAAGATATCTTATACACCATATAAATTATACTATTGTACCCGATATTGATTATAAAGAAAAAAGGGACTATAGGGACGATAATAGTAGTATTTGGGGGGACTTCTTTTAATGGATTTATCCTTTAATATTAATACACACAAAGTGCCACTTAATGGCCGCACGTACAATGTGTTCACTATGAGGGGCGTAAGCCCCTTTAATTGCCACGAAGGGTGCGGTACTTTAAGGCTCTTATTAACACTATATAGGGGTAAATATATTCGTGTCAAGTAATTTCTATTTTTTTACCTGTTTTGCCTATTTTATTACGCCAAACCGTAATATTTGTTACATTGACAATATAGGTATATCTGGTATAATAAAAAGTTATACAACATATAGGGAGGTATTATGGTGTTAAGTCTTAGCATATGTGCATTAATATTTAGTGTAATAGCATTAGTGTTTAGTGTTTACAATTTAATTCAATTAGAGGCTCAAAAAAGAAGTACTCACAGTATAGAGTATGTAGGAGCTAATCCAGGCGATTTAGATATAGAGAGTACTTTAGCAGATTTTAACAAAAAAACAGAAAAAGAGTTAGAAGAGACTTTACCCTTTTTCAATAACGAAGATACAAAAAAAGTGAGGTCATTCTAAATGAGTATACACGATAGCGAATTTAATAGTAGTTCATTCTTTGCTGTCCCTAAAAAGGATAGAGAAGCTTGGCTACAGAGAACAATAGAGACTCTTATAGAGGAGTCCCAAGCCCGTACACAAAATCAAAGAAATAACTTGATGGGTTACCTAGGGGTAGAAACAGATACAGTAAGGGATATCACTAGAAGAGAAGATAGAAATTATAGAAATGGTAGAAGGGCTTCTAAATTTAAGATTAACCATCTATTTGACGTAGTAGAGACTAAGGTCTCTCAAATGACCCGACTTAAATCTAACGTAGAGGTAAAGCCTACTCACCCAGACTGGGGGGATAGAGGCGCAGCAGAAGTTTCTAAACATGTAATTAGAAATATATTTGATCAACAAAACTTTGACGCTAAAGCTATAGATATAGTAAGACAGACAGAAATTACTGGAGAATCTTATCTTTTTGTAGAGTGGGATAAAGATTGTGGTGACCTACATCCTTCTTACGTAGAGGCTAAAAACGCAGGACTAGACTCTGTACCAGGCCCAGACGGTAAACCTATCAGCTTAAAAAAGCCTATCTACTTAGGAGACGTTAAGCATACAGTAGAATTTCCGTGGAGAATTTTTCTACAGAGAAAAGAAAAGTTTGAAGATTGCGACTACGTATTTAGAATCCATATCATGGAAAGAGATAAGGTCGAGTCTAACTTCCCTAAATACGAAGGTAAACTAGCAGAATCTTCTGGAATAACTATATGGGACGTCAACATGTTAGAAGAACAGTATATGGAAAACCATGTAGCTGTTTACGAATTCTTCCATAGAAGAACTAAAGAGATGCCCAATGGTTATCACGCAATGTTTTGTGATGCGGGTATCTTAATGGAACAAGACCTACCTTACGAGCATGGTAAACTTCCTATGGTTAGATTAACCGATATTGATTTACCAGGATATATCAATGGTTTAGCTAAGTTCACATCGGCACTACAAATTCAAAATAGATATGACGACTTAAATACATTAATTTTAAAAAACATCTACTTCCTAGCTCACCCTAAGTACGCTGTACCTAAAAATGCAGTAGACATTAGACAGTTAGGTAATGATAATACCGTTGTAGAATGGGTAGGAGCACCTCCTACAGTACTACAGGCCCAAGCAAATAGTTCAGAGGTGTATAAGTATGGTCCTGAGATTATTAGGTCTATGGAACGTATTATGGGTAATCACGGTATCTCTAGAGGAGAAATGCCTAACGGTATAAGTGCCGCAAGTGCTTTAAGACTGTTAAATGAAATGGAATCTATTAGAGCTACCTCAGCTATATCTAAATACGCTCAGTTCGTAAAGGATGTGGCTAGATTGACTTTATCTACAGCAGGTCAATACTACTTACCATCTGACGGTAGACTAGTTAAGATCGTAGGAGAAGATAACGCTGCTAGTATTAGGTTCTTTGATGCAGCAGACCTTAACAAGCCTTACGACGTACAGTTTGAAAACTCTACAGGATTCCCTGATACACAAGCAGCTCAAAAACAAGAGATTATAGATGTATTACAGTATGCTGGGGACGCAGCACCTTTAGGCAGATTGTTAGATGCTCTAGACATAGCTAACGCAGATAATTATAACGACTACTTAACGGCAGCAGTAAAAGCTTCTGATAGTGAGAACCAAGACTTACAGGCAGGTAGACCAGTAGCACCTCCTGAGATGCATCAAGACCTTATAACTAAATGGGAATCTAGGTTCCACTTATTACAATCTAGAGCATTTAATGAAGAATCTACACAAGAGGTATATAATGCCGTAATGCTTAATGTTAAGCAGGTAGAGGAACTTATGATAGCTAAAATGGCTAAAAGCCCTATATTCCAAGCAGAAGTAGCTAGATTAGTTCATTTCCCATTAATGGACCACTCCGGCTATACGCCCCCTCAGTCTAGACAACAAACAGAGGCTATAGTACAAGGAGAGGCAAATAGAGGTGAACCGGTTACGGACATGATACCAGCAGAACCTAAGAAAATTGGAGAAAAATAATGAGTAATAAAGAAGAAGCACTAAATAATCAGGTAAACACAGACCACGAGGGGCCAGATCTATCTGAAGCCCTACAGGCGTTCGGTTTAGGTGATACAGAAGATATAACTGATAAAGAAGCCCATTTAGACGGGTCTGACGGAGATTTACCCACTGTGAGTGAGGTAGAACAGAAGGTAGTAGAGAATTTTGAACAACCTGATGTAGAAACACTAGAAATGCCCGATGAAGATGATATAGAAGTATCTTTTAATGAAGATGGTGAGGTAGTAGTAGAAAAGAAGGCTGAAAAAGAGTCTGATACCCAGAATGAAACCACTAAAGAGGAAGATAAAGCTACCACAGAAGTGTCTGATTTTAAGTCTTATGTAAGCAATTTAGACGACGAATTAGTTGTCAAACACACTATAGACGGAGAAGAAGTAGAAATTAACCTTAAAGAGGCTTTAAGTAGTACTCTTAATAACCACGTAGCTAAGGCTACCATAGACAAGCGTTTCTCGGAACTTGACAAGCAGAAGAAAAGCTTATATACTGAGAAGCAGTCTTTGATAAAAGACATTGAGGAAATAGGTAAACAGGCGTCAGTTGACAACTGGGAAGGGGCTTTTGAAGCTCTAGGTAAGTTGTCAGGTAATACTCCAGGATACCTAATAAAGGAAAAAATGATTTCAGCGTTATTACCTGAGATCAAGAAGAGATCAGAAATGACTAACGAGGAGTTAAGATCTGAATACCTAAAATCTCAAAATGAGCATTTATCAAAGCTAAACGAGTCTGAAGCTCAAAAACGAATCGCGAAGGCAAACCAAGAGAAACTGGAGCGAACAGTTGAGAGTATACGGGAAACTCACAAAATCAGTACACAAGAATGGAATGATACGTTCGCAAAGCTAGATCAGGAAGTACCTGTAGATCAGGATATAACCTTAGAGATGGTAAAAGAGAAGGTATTACAGGAAAGAGCTTCAAACGAGGTCTCATCTAAAGTGGATACACTATTAAAAGATGTAGAAGGAGTTACTGAAGAGGCTCAAAAGTATATGGCTGATATCATCGCTAAGCACCCAGAATTTACTGACGAGCAGCTTAACGAGATAGTCAAACTAGCTACTACACCTGACCCCGAACCTGTTACTGATAATAAGAAAGAAATTGAAGACGATCTTCGACAGAAGATGGGAAAAACTAAGCTTTCAGGTGAGCGGGCCGATCAGAATCAAATAGACCAAGATCGAATAATGGCAATCCTAGAAGGCGATGACTAAACAAAAATAGGAGTTGCTAAATGGCACAGTGGGTATATAACACACAATCAGAAGTAAATTTAATGAAAATCGTATACGACAAGTATATCGATAAACAATTCAACAAATCTTGTCCTTTACTAGGATTAGTAAAAAAAGACAGTAGACCTTTTGAAGGACTACAAGTAGAAATGGCTGTTCAATTATCAGTCGGTGGCGGTAGAACATCCGGCTCACTAGGTACAACTAACCCTTCAAAAACTGCTAAGGTTATCTTAACTACTAAGAAAATCTACGGTAGAGTTGAAGTAGACAATGAGTCTATGAAGGCGTCTAGAAAATCTATAGAAGCTTTCGCTAAGTTCACAAAAGAGCCTATCGATCGTGGTACTGATGGGGTTAACTTAAACCTTGAAAGACAAATGATTGCTAACGATCTAGCTGGTTCTGGACTTTTGTTCACATCAACTACTGACTTAGTAACAGGTGATGGTACTACAGCTACTCCATACGTAGTTACTCTAGAAGCTTTAGCTATAGATGACGCTGTAGAGATCGGTGATTACATCTCTGCTGAAGGCGAGGCTACTATACTTGAAGTTGTAGATATTGATGATAGCGGTGCTAACACTACTTTAGAATTAGTAGGTACATCTGCTGCTGTAGCTGCTGCTGTTTCTACTGGCGCTGCAATCGGATTCTACATGGAAAAATCTGAAGATAACGAACTTTCTGGACTTGCAGGGCTTTTACTAGCTACATCAGGTACTTATAAGAACGTCGATATCTCTAGAAGATGGCGAGCTTCACAAACTGACGCGGGTACTGACCCAATCTCTGTTTCTCTTTTGAACCAGAATATCATGACTATCAAGAAAAGATCAGGTAAAGCACCTAAATCTATTCATATGCCTTATGAGCAGTATGTTAACTTCCTTAACTTACTAGAGTCTGCTAAGACGTACAACGTTCCGACTAGAGACAAAGCTTATAAAGGACAAATCTCATTCTCAGCTATTGAGTACATGGGACCTGCTGGCCCTATCCCTGTTTTCTTAAACAGATTCATTAGAGCTGACCGTGTTTATGTTCTTAACGAAGATCACATCCAACTTAGAAGTCGTGGACCTCTTTCTTGGGATGATCATAACGGAATGGTTTTTGATAGACTACAAGACAGTGATGCTTATGAGGCTAGATGTACTTTCTACTGTGACTTCTTCGCGAATCCACACTTCCAAGGTATAATCTACAATCTATCTACTGCTTTGGTAGCTAGCTAATTAACTAAGTGGAGGGGGATATAATGCCCCCTTCCTTTTTATTGGTTATTATTATGACAGAAAGAGACTTATTACAAGAAATAAGACAAGATATACGTGATATAAATAAATCGTTATCTAGGATTAATGAAACAAGTATAAAGCATAACGAAGAATTAAAAGCTCATACTAGGCGCTCTACGTTAAACGAGGACTCTATACAGAATTTAAAAACTTCACTATTTAAAGTAGAAGAGCGGCTAACTTCTAGACTGGATACAGACCAAACCTTCAGAAGATGGTTTTTAGGTGTATCAACAATTATTGGCCCTGTGTCAGCATTAGCTGTAGCAGTATTATATAAAATTTTTACTTAAGGAGGCTAAATGCGTACCGGTGTTATATATTGTATTACTAACCAGATAAATGGTAAGAAGTACGTAGGTCAGACAATAGTTCCTCTAAGAAAGAGAATGTCTAGACATAAATACGCTGAATCAGCTATAGGCAACGCCATACGAAAATATGGTTTCGATAACTTTAAAGTAGAGGTTCTACACGAAGCTAGACAAGAGGTATTAGGAGATATAGAAAAGGAGTGTATATTGAATCACGACTCTATGTACCCTAACGGATACAACCTAACCTTAGACTGCTCAAACTACAGGACATTCTGCGACCACTCCCTAAAAAAGAAGGGTAAACACACATTAGGTAAAAAACAAAGTAAAGAATTGATAGAAAAGAGAATGAGTAAAATAAGAAAACCCGTTACTTGCATAGAAGATCAGATAACCTTTCTAAGCATGAACTACGCTGCTGAGCACTACGGAATAGTGTCAGTAAAGAGTATTAGAAGGCAGATTAAAGGTATACGTAAGAGTAAGATTAAGGGTAAAACGTTTGTAAAAGCAGGAGGTGCGTCATCGCATTCATACCAATAGGAGATCCGACAGGCAATGTACTAGCCTTTGAGATCCCTTCAAAAAGAGATCGGGATTGGGCTGATGAGTTTAGAACAAAGTTCTTTACCGTCGTTAGTAATCATGACCATTCAGGTAACGGTCAAGGAAAGAAGATAGGCCCAGGCTCATTAGAAGATAACGCTGTAGGAGGCGTTAAATTTAGATTAGAAAACAATACCTACGCTAGAGGTAGAAATGCCGCTAACGATGGTGATATTAATATTATAAAAGTAAACGCTAGCGACCTAATAGAATTGGGAGCTAGCTTAAATTCACTTGTTATACAAACAGTAAGCGCAGATCCGGTATCTCCAGTAGAAGGTCAAATACAGATTAGTGACGGTACAGCAAGATCAGCGGGATTATATACTTATGACGGTTCTGGCTGGATAGCGGCACCTAACTCACTGACAGCGTCTAATTTAGGGGCAGGGGAAGGTGTATTTGCACAAAAAGTAGGGGACGAAGTACAGCTAAAAAGTTTGGTAGCAGGGGCTAACATAAACCTATTATCTGATAGCAACGAACTTACTATACAAGTAAACTCAAACAGGAGCACTACCAAGACAATGCAAGAAATGGTTCCTGGAAACCCAAGCACTATTTCTTATGGGGCTGTCACAGAAACTCTAGTTACAAACGCATTCACTGGTCTAACTATAGGTAGAGAGTACCAAATAAACATAAATGTATTAACCCAATATGCGGATACGCATTATAGACTGTATACTGGGTCAGGAGACGTAGTCACTACAGGGACGGGGAGCGGTGCAGGAGGTACGTCTACAGAGGCCACTTTTACGGCTGACGCTACAGCACTAACCTTTCAGGTTAGGTATTTTGGAGGTATTGGTGTAAATGTTGATACCACTCAAATAACAGTAAAACTTTTAGAATTTAAAATAGAAGAAGAGATCGAAGGAGATTTTTAATATGGGATTAGAATTAACGAACCCAGGCTTTTTGGAAATGGGTGCAGACCTCGGTAAAAGCGCTAAAGACACTGTAGCTAAAGAAAGTTCTTTCTTAACAGACCCTATCGTAGGCGGAGTGGCCATGGGACTTAAGGCGGCACTAGATGTGACTAGTGCTCGAAAACAAAGGGAGAGACAGGCTGAGGCAATGTATCATAACAAAAAGGCGCAAATAGAGTCACAAAATTCAGCCAATAAGTCTCAAATATTAAACGCTTTGGGTTCAAACCTAGCTGCAACACTGAGAAGGTAATTTAATGTCTTGTAAAAAAGTTCAATATTTAATAGAAGATGTGCGTGAGGAAGTAGAGGATCAGGATGTGTCAACCTCCATTGGCATGCCTGACTCCTCTTACCTCCTCCATTTAAACGACGGCTTATCTCGTATACACGCACTTATAGTGAACGCTCACCCTAAACTTTTTACAGAAGAAGTTATAGTTGATGTAGATAGTTCTGATATAGTATTAGATATACCTGTAGACGCGTTTATGGGCAATAAGATACTAGACGTAAAGTATTCTACGGACGGTAATACATGGGGTAATGTACCTCTTCTTGACAGAACTCAAGATAGAGATAAGCACCCTTCTGCGGCACTTAGGGGTTACTATAGGGAATCCGGTAAGATTAAATTAATAGGAAGACCTCAAGCTTCATCTAAGATTAAATACGTTTACGTAAAAAAGCTACCTAAACTAGGCTTCAAGGCCGCTTCTGTAGGTCTTATATCTTTAGACGAGGCTAATAGAACTATAACAAACCTAACGCTTAACACTACTACGGATATATTAAACAATACCATTTTAGACAGGAACACTAGGTTAACTATAGTTGATTTTGAGGGTAATGTTAAAATGCAAAATATACCTTATTCTAGTTATGACACATCTAGTGGCGTAGTAACGGTTGTACCAGGATTTACCTTTAAAGAAGGCGAGGCACCGGCAGTAGGGGACTTAGTTTTAGGGGGTTCATACACTTCTGATACGCCTTTAATAGACGACTACGTAGAGAAGTATTTAATATCTTATGCCACTATGAAAATGCTACAAAGAGACGGTTCAATGGAAGTGTCTACTCAAACTAGTGTATTGATGGCTATGGAAAAAGAGATAGTAGATTCATACTCTTCTGTATCCGACGATATTAAATTTATCCCTAACATTAATCAATCTTTAGATTGGACTGACGAGTACTAATGTCCAAAGCACTTAAAAAATTCTTTAATAATCTAGGCGGACTTAACTTAAGATCCCCGGAACTCTTAAAAGGCGATACATATGCCACTGACCTAAGAAACGTAGAGTTTAGCGAGAACTTTTCTATAACCAAACGGAAAGGGTATCAAACTTTACTAGAGGGTGTAGGTAAGTGCGGCTCCACTACATATAATGATACGGATATATCTACGGGTACACAAGTGGCCAGAAGACTTGTTATAGACGAAACACTTAGGACTGTAGATGAAGAAAATGTAACTATAATATATACAGGGTCAGCCAGTGCTGAATATGCAGTACAATTAAGTCCTGTCGATAATAATTTCTACTTATATCTGTTTGAAGACGGAGGGGTTTCCCAGGAAATTAACCTCGGTACAGGCAAAGAGTCCAGTCCCGTCACTATATCGGATATGTTAGCAGCTATTACAGGGGATTTTTCAGGGGTAGCTACCGCAGCAGAAACGTCTCCGGCAGCGTTTATTAAAACTTCTAGGAGAAAAGCGGCAGGCTTGTCTACCACTACAGTTAAAGGCACCTCTTCACCCGGCTCATTTCTTGTATTCACGGACGGGTTAGTACCCTTAGATACACCCAAAAAAGGTACTATAATAATAGACGGTGACGAGTATATGTATCAGAACTGGGAAAATTTCGCTAGTATAGATCAAAGTAGATTTACACTAACGACTGCTACTACCAGTTTATATCTAAACGGTACCGAAGTGTCCCACACTACTGCGTCAGCTTTAATCTATAAACTAGCTAATGTAGTAACCAGTCCTGCGGGCGTAGACCCTTTTCAAGATTTATTAGATAATATAGACGAAGAAGATTTTCAGCCAGCTAGTACTGTACAAGCGCATAACTGCGTTTATATAACTAGTGCTGAAGCAGGTTTATGGAAATACGACGGGACTAAACTAATTAAAGCAGGTCTACCTGAACCAGTCATAACTTCTACTGACGAAGACACAGGGGCTACAGATAAATGGGTATACATAGCTGAATTCGAGTATACAGACGCTAAAGGTAATTTTATTACATCTGTTAGGTCCAATGAACTTACAATTGATTCTACTGACACTACTATTAGTATAGATGTGTCTGCCGTAGAAGAAGCTGATGGGTACGACGTGTCTGACACTAATTTTAAGGTTAATTTATATAGAACTGCTAATAATGGTACTACCTTCTATTTATTAAATACCAAGAATCCTGTAGACAACGTAGACACTAACTTTGACCAGGCTGACACACCCGCTACTACTTTGCCCGATGCAGACATAATATTAAATGCAGCATATGTATCACCTTTTAGAGATGCTACACCTCCCCCTAACTGTAGGTACATAGATATCTGGAGGAATCAGATAGCTCTAACAGGTAATCCCGAAGCAGTACAGACTGTATATCTAGCTAACGTAGAGGACCTAGAAGGTTTTGACCAAAGAAATTCTTTTGACACTTCTTCTAGACTAGGTGGATCTAATTCTGGTCTAAAATCCCAAGATAACTTTTTATACGTATTTAGACCTCACTCCGTTAGTGTAGCTTCAGGCTATCCCGATGATCTAACTTTAGTTGTAGACACACTATCAGACGAAGGTATAGGAGCTTTATCACACTCCTCTCTAGTAGAGGCAAATGGTAGAATATTCTTCACATCGCGTAGAGGTATATATAGCGTATCTGGCAATAGTGTGGAATATATGTCTGATATTATACAACCTATCTTTAATAACATAAATTTTAATGAAATTAGGTGCCAATCTTTCCACTCCCTATACGAGAACAAACTATTATTCCTTTTACCAGTGTATAATACTATGGGCGTAGACAAGAGTGAAAACTATATATTAGTATATGACTTAATAAGTAACTCATGGGCTATATGGAATAATATGGATTATACGTCCGGTATGAATCTAGCTCAAAGGGAGACTTGGTTTATGTCAAACGAAGAGGGGGAGTATTTTTATAATGAAAGACTAAATACTGATACCTTACTAGACTATGCTGATCATGAAGCAGGTGTTAGTGCTTACTATAAATCACATTGGGAGTCTCTAGGAGAGCCTTCTATACCTAAGAAATTTACTAAGTTAAAAGTTTTCGCACTAGATACTGATTTTAGGAATTTTGGGGCGACTGACTTTACTCTAAGTGTAGAGACCAATAACAACTTTGAATTAGACACGGCGGTAACTTTCGACATGGTGTTTGGTAATGAGGGGGACGGTTGGGGAGCCAGTTCTTGGGGAGAAGCCCCTTGGGGGGACACCGCTTTATTAACACAGACCTCTAGGCTACAGGCCACTAGATTAGTGTCTATAAGAATTGTACTTAGAAATACTACTACACACGAAAATATATTAGTATCGGGATTTGAATTAGAATATACCGCACCTTATGTAGCTAGACTTAGAGGTACTAGATGAAATTAGGTCTAGAGCGTATAAAAACTTTGGCAGAACTAGTACAACGTTTGACCGTTATACTAGGGCAGATTGTTAGTCGAATCACCTCTATTGAGGAGAATGGCGTGTCTGGAGGTGCGGTAGAACCTGCTAATTTAGACGATAAGATACCTGTAGGCTCTATACAACCTTTCGCAGGTAATACTGCTAGCGTACCTAATAAGTGGTTATTATGTGACGGAGGCGCTATATCCAGATCAACTTATCCACAACTATTTTCCATAATAGGTACTACTTATGGTACAGGAGATGGTTCTACAACTTTTAACTTACCCGATTTAAGGGGTGAGTTTATTAGGGGTCTAGACGATGGTAGAGGGGTTGACTCGGGCCGTACATTAGGTAGTAGTCAAAGTGACGAATTAGGGTCACACAATCATGATTTTTATGTAGGGAACACTGGCGCAGCATTTGGCCATTTAGATGACTATAATCAATTTGCAACCGCCGACCCAGCGGGAAGTAGGTTTTTAAAAGACGCTACCTCGGGTAGTCCCGACATGTTGCAATCTACGGGTGGTTCAGAAACCAGACCTAGGAACGTAGCTATGAATTACATTATTAGAGTAGATGTAGATACAAGGCCCGCACCGGTAGCATATGAAATACCTGATGGCTCTATAACTACAGCTAAATTGGCGGATGACGCCGTGACAAGTGCTAAACTAGCAGATGATATAGATTTTGTAAACATGCCCAGTGTTTCCGGTACATCTATAATTGAAAGTGGCTCAAATTCCGATGGGAGGTGGACAAAGTTCTCTGATGGCACTATGATTTGCTATGGAGAGAAGTCCGTGACTTCTGCTATAAATGTAGCTAGAGGTTCTTTATACATCCGATATACTTCAAGTATTACATTCCCAGAAACTTTTGACTCTGCGCCTTCGATATCCGTAGAGCATTTAAGTAACTCGGGTACTATTGATGATAGGGAGTTTTGGGCTACCTGTGGGGTCCCTAGTACTACAGAAGTCTCTCTTTGTCTATGGTCCCCTATCTCGGTGGCCTCCGCCACACACGTAATAGGGTTCACGGCAGTAGGGCGGTGGGCATGATAAAAGCTTGATATTAAAGGGTAAATAAAGTATACTGGGAACTAATACCTCCCATAAGAATTAATGATAAGGATAAGGAGAATTTATAATGATTGTAACAGCAGCAGAAATAGAACGAGCTAAACAAAAAAAAGAAGAGGGAAACGCTCTTAAAAAAGAGGCTCAAAGACAAGCTGACCTAACAGGTGAGCCCGTTACTATTAAAGATGGCCGTATCGTAAAAAATGACAAAATGATACAAAGGGAAGCCAATAAAAATATTGCTAACGATATGACCAAAGGTAAGGAATTCGCTAATGAATTACTAGGGGAAGATTTTGCACTATCTAGATTAGGGGACCAGTCTGAGGTACAGGGCCTTAGAGAAGGTCTTAATGCTAACGCTAACATGAGTGAGGCAGAGAGAATAGCTAGACAAGAGTCTGCTTATAACACACTTAACTCTTCTGAAGGCACCCAAAATAGACAACTACTTAAACAGCTAAGCGCAGCAGGTGTAAGGGGAGGCGCCGCAGGCGGAGCTATATCTGACTTAGCGTCTACTCAAGCTAGTGGCAGAAGACAAATGGCCCAAAACCTTTATCTACAAGAACAAGAAATGGGTAGACAAGGTTTAAGAGACCTAGCCCAATTCGAACTAGGTGTACAAAAGTTTGATATAGGTCAGGAACAGGCGGAGATATCTACTAGATTAAATACTCAGTTAGCAGGGACATCCCTATACAGCCAAGAAAGAAGTTCTATTAGACAAGATGAAGCTGCATTGGCAGCGGCAGAAGCCGCAGGCGGCGGTAAAAAGTAATGAGACTATACGCTAAATGTCAGAAAGAGCTGTACGGTAATATAGTTACCACATACGATCACGGCTTTATATGCCATAAACCTGTCACTAAGGACGGGGGCATTTACGTGCAGTTATGTTATGTAGACGAGCCTTATCGAAAAGAAGGGTTAGCTAAAAAAATGCTTATAGACACTTGTGATAAGTACGAAGCTACTTATGTAACAGGCTTCATAGATTTAAGAACAGATAATTACAAACAGACATTAATGGTACACCTTAATGCAGGGTACGACATAATAGATGCAAACAGGGACTCACTTATTGTATCTATTACTAAAGAGAGGTTAATAAATGGCAGATAATTCATATATAGATAGAATAGCTAGTATCTTTGAACCAGAAGGCAAAGCTGTAGTGGACACGTCTAAGATAGCAAAAAATCCTGACAAAGGGTTAACAAACGACGAGTTTCTTCAAATGGAAGCAGAGAGTCTAGAAGCTCCTGCACCTTCCTTAGATATGGAAGAACTAGGGTATTCATCTACGATAAATTCTAAATTACCTAGACAGGCGCCTACACCTAAAGAACAGGTCGAAGACGTAGTGGAGACCGCCAATGTGGCCACTAATATGGTTAGAACTAAGGCCGCGGAATCTACTAAAGATAGTAACCCAGGCTCTTTGCAATCTAAATTAGCGGCTTCCCTAAGCTTTTTTGCGCCTGATCTGATAGGGGGTTTAGTAGGAGGCCTGCTAGCAGGTACTGAAGGCGCTGCGGCAGGTATGGCAGGCGGAGGTGATCTTAGACAGCAGCAAGTCCAAAATGACTTAAACTTAGCTCAACTTGATTTACAGAGAAGTCAAATGAACAGGTTACAAAAATCAGAAGATGTTATAGATACTAGGACCAATTCATTAGTATCTTTTAATCCTATGACAGGGCAGTACGTAAACCAAGAAGGTGACACAGTTCCTACTGAATTTCAAAAGAATATTAGAGTAGAAAGAGAAGAAAGGCTTAGCAGACAAGGGGACGATAGAATAGGAGTCAGTCGAGTGAACTCAAAGCTAAGAGAACTAGGGCTTTATGATAAGTTCGACGAAGACTCCACTAAAAAGAAAGTAGAAATGCTGAAAGCAGTAGAAGGAAACAAAGTGTATCAACAAGCGGAGCAAGCTCTGGCTGAAGGTAGGACAGTCACAGCGTTAGTAGACGACGCGTTTAAAGAAGGTGGACAATCCCTAGCCGCCTTGGGTACTAGGCTCGCTAAATATATGGGAGAGGTAGGGGTTTTAACTGAGGAAGATGTTACAAGATACGTTAAAAACCCTTCTATAGTAGGGGGAATAGTAGATACTTTCCAAAAAGCTAAATCAGGTAATATTTCAGGGGCTTCTAGAGAAAACATATTGAGGATGTTAGATGTTATCGGAAAAGAGCAGGCTAATAAACAAGAGGCTATAATTAATAAAGTTACTTCTAGACGCGCTAAAACCACGAGAGACTTTGACGAGAAAACAGCTAGAGATATAGTAGGGCAAGATGACCTAACTAGGCAAGACCCTACGGAAGCTAAGAGAAGGCGATTAGAGGAATTAAGAAGAAAGGCTAGGGGGCAATAGTGTCTTTAACAAATGAAGAACAAATGGAATTAGATCAGTTAGAATCTGAACTAGGTAATGACACTGCCTCAAAGGCGGGTCTCACTGCATCTGAACAGGCAGAACTAGAAACATTAGAAAAGGAGGTAGGACAAGCCGTACCTCAACAACCTGTAGAAGAAGACACTAATTTAGCTATGGAAACAGGGGCTACATTGTTAGCGGCCTCCAGAAAAGTAGCTAAAGGTTTTATACCTTTTAATAACCAAGCGAGCGCAGCACTTGCTACGGGATTAGATTATGTTACTGACCCGGTGTTCGACGCTATATTAGGTACTAGCACAACTCCAAGTACTTTCGGAGAAAAATACAGTAGAAATATAGAGTTGATAAGAGAGCAGGAGGAGGCTGATAATGAAAGACTAGGTTTAGCTGGCACTGCACTAGAAATAACTGGAGCAGCAGTAGGCTTGGGTAAACTTTCAAAGGCCCTAGGCCTTAGTAGCAAAGGTGCTTTAAATATAGCTAAAACTGGTCTAGTAGACGCTGTATATGCGGGTATATCTTATACTGATTCAAAAGGATATGACAAAGATACTATGGAAGTAATGAAGATGGGGGGAGGCATGTCAGTCGCCGCTCAAGTAGCTATGGGACCCTTAGGCAGATTAGCTAAAGGGGTAGGTAAAGTGGGCTCCGCCTTGTTAGGGAAAACAGACGAAGCTTTGTTAGGGGCTAACGTAGCTAGATACGCAGATAAAACTGCGGAAGGCATCCGGTCCGTAAAAATGTCGCACGGTGATGACGCGGTTATAAAGAGTATGAAAGAACTAGATATGATGAATCCAGACTTCGCCAACGATATACCTAAACATAAAGAGCATGTGAGAAAAGTTTTAGATGAGACAGGACAAAAAATACGCACGGCATACGAGGCTTTAGATGCCTATACAGGGGGAGTACCTGTAGACGCTACGGACCTTATAGATAAAATAAGGAGGACAGTGTACTACAGTAGAAAGTCTAGCGCAGGTAGAGAAGAGGTTATGAAAAAAGTAATGCCTGAAATAGACAACATGTTTAAAAACTCTGTCGACGGTACTTACACTGTAAAGACAGTGACTGACCTATTCGATACTATAACCGACATGAATCAAGGTAATGTACTATCTAAAGTTAAGGGTAAAGATAAAGATATAGTTTTTAAGGTAATGAGAGACCAATTAAAGCACTCTAGATCTAAGGTATCTGCGCAACTAGAAATGGGTGTAGCCCAATCTAAGAGAATGGAGGAACTAGCTGTAAATAAAGAAGCTTTAGAAGAATATCTTAAGGTGGCTACCAAGAATTCGGAAGACTCTGTACCTTTAATTAAAAAAAGAATAGAAGATGTCGGTAAGAATATAGCTGAGCTTGAGAAAATGGGTGTAACACCTAATGTAAACGAAAGCGCGGCTAAGGTTATTAGGGACCCAGAATCTATAGGGTTCGTATTAGAAAGTTTAGAAAAAAATAATGAAAAGTTTTCTAGATTATCTGAATTTAATAAGAAGGTTTTATCTAATACTCTACCTACGACTACAGGCGGTTACATGGTAAACGCTCTTAGGAAACTAGCTACGCCTAAAGCTATAGCAGGCGTCCTTGCGGGTAATGCTCTAGGGGGACCATTAGGAGGAGCAGCAGCAGCAGGTGTGGTAGGATTAGGTTCTAAGTCTGCGTCTAAAATGGGGGCTATAGTAGAGTCATACGCAAGGCAAACAAAAGAGGAGACTGTTAGACAAGGGTTACTTAAAATGGGAGACTTCTTTAAAAGTACTGCCCAATACAACACTGACCCTGTATTTAGAGGCCTATCCGCGGTAGTAGCAAAAAACTTAGGTAGTGACGAGGCTAGCGCAGATGAATCTTGGGTTAACATAAACTCAGCTATGTCCAAAGCCAAATTATACACTAATCCCCTAGAGAGAGATAACGATTCAGTTATAAATAACTTTGATGATATAATGGCTATAGCTGCCAAAGATTCTCCTGCGTTAGCAGAGAGTTTAGCCAATGCTATGAACAATCAAGAAGATATGGGACCCTTTATGGACGAGCTATCTAAGAGCCCTGAAATGGCTAAGTTTTTTAAAGCTGGTTTAGGCTGGGGAGGTAAAGTATATTCTGAAGAAGATAAAGCCATGATAGTAAATGAGATTCAAAGTCAATTAGACGTACCTTCTGTGGTAAAATCTCAGTATATAGCAAATGTATTAAGTACTGGAGAGATACCAGACATGAACTCTATACCTAGAAGAGAGCGCGTACAGTATGTCCCTAGGGACAGAAATAAGGTAAGGTAATTATGGGATTATTCAGTTGGATAAAATCAATATTTACACCTGTAGACAGTATACTTAAAACTATAGATGTTTCTGGTAACGATAGGAAGAAACTAGAGAACGCATTCGCACAAATGCAAGCTGATGTATATGCAGGGGCTATAGATATAGAGAAGTCGAAAATGGAGGCATATACTAAATTAGTGGCGGCAGAGTCACAATCCCCTCATTGGATAGCAGCTAACTGGAGACCTATAGCCTCACTATCTTTAGTGATGTTATCTACATATCTATGTTACATGTTAGGTGATATAGAGGCAATAATAGACTTAACTAAGATAATCGTGGGAGGCCATGTAGGAGGTAGATCTTTAGAGAAAGTAGCCGCCGCATTGAAGTTAGGTAAATAGTTTGTGTAGTAGTAATTAAAGGTATATAATAAGTTATGTTAGAAATTATAATAGAAGATTTTTGTAGGTTAGTAAAAGAGAAGCGAAAGCAGAATTTATATAAATGCTTGTTGTGCGGTACTAATAAAGTAATAACGGAGAAAGCTGTGAAATCCGGTAACACTAGGTCTTGCGGTTGTTTACATAAACAAAAACTAATAGATCGGAATACTACGCACGGAGGTAGATACGATAAAGAATACTCTATATGGTGCAACGTTAAAAAAAGGTGCTATAATAAGAATTCGCAGTTTTATTATAGATACGGCGGTAGAGGTATAGTTATGTGCGATAAATGGAAAAATGATTATAGACAGTTTTTAGCTGATATGGGGCGTATACCTAAGGATAAAACATCGATAGGCAGGATAGATAATGACGGTATTTATGAGCCAGGTAACTGTAGGTGGATTACTCATGTCAAAAACTGTAATAATAGGTCCACTTCTAGGAGAATATTCGATTATAAGGGAAAGAAGTACACCATTACCGAGTTACAAAGATTAGGGGGCTTCAAGCAGGGTACTCTCCAAGAAAGGGTTAAGAATGGTTGGGATATTGAAAGAGCTATGGACACTCCTGTCAAGAAATATAAGTATAAGTAGCGCCATGTTTTTACATTACTATACAAAAAATAAATAGTTATTTACCCAACTCTTTTGACCTATTATTAGCCTGTTGCTTCCAATCTTCCCACCTACAGTTACCTGGCTCATAGTTGCCATTGTTATCTATTCTATCTAGCTCTAGACCGTCTCTGTAAAACTCTCCCATATCTTCCCAGAACCCTACAAAATCTAGCCAATCATCGCAAACAGTTATACCGCGGCCACCATATAATTTATAATTAGTATTATTTTTATTAAGGCACCTCATTTTCATGCAAGTCCATATTTTATAAGGCCGTGTACGCGACATACCGTGCCTCATATTTTTAGTTAAAATCGGGATTTCCATGTTTATCCTCCAGGTAGGCTAACATAGCTACATTGGCAGCTATATGGTCTAAGTGACGTAGTCCAGACTCACTATCAAACTCCTCTCCTGAAATAATTGCAAAGGTATGTCTTAGTAGAGCTGCATATACTCTCTTCAAGTCTTCTTTTTTAAAACCTTTATAACCATTTCTAGTGTACTTACATGCGCCAAATCCTAGAGCCCTTGCTATAGCATTGACGGCTAACGGATGTACAAGAGATAAATCAGGTTTACCTTCATCAAACTTAGTAGCACCGACCTCTTCTGGTCCGACAGGGCGTAAATCGACCGCATAGAAATAATAATTGTCATCAAAAGAGCTACTAGCTACTTCATAATAGTAATTCCCTACTGGGCTAGGCCTTCTACCTACCACACTTGTTACCTCTCCCGTAGACTTTATAACTACTCTATCCCCTATTTCAAACTTGACCATCTATTCTCCTTTTATTAATTTAACTTCTAATTTATACCATAAAATAACTAAACAAAACACACAGTTTATACCATAATTGAATAGTAGTGGCCATGCAAATTGGTCTTGTAATATATAAATGAGTGTACATATTTCTCCTGTAGTCCACATTAAGATAAAACCCCAAGAAATACCTCTAGAGTGCTTATCATTAAAAGATTTATAAGCTTGGGGTATAGAACAGAAGGCTAGTAATAAACTACCTAGCCACCCCAACACTATTCACCTACCTTATAGCAATTAGCCTCTCTCACTCTATCCTCTATTCTTAAAGAATCTGCTATACCTCTACATATTTTCATGGACTGTATATTCCCTATAATTTCTACGTTACCGCGTTCGGGCGTACTAGTGACAAGTACTATTATTAAATAAATCATTTAACCTACCCAACGGGCCTTAGAACCCCTGCTATCTATATGGATGAAGCCCTTACCGGGGTATGTACCTAAACCGTCGAACATGCTTTCAGCTAAGGCTGTTACACGCGCTAGACTTTCTTCTAAGGGTACTATATCTGTAGCTGTACCGTTACGGTGCTGACTTTTTTTAGAGCCTCCTACAGCCTTGTTATGGGCCTCACATCTATATGCGCTAGTGATCTTTAACTTACCCACCTTATCCCTAAGTCTTTGTAGTTTTTCTATGTGACCTTTATCTACTATAGTTGTTTTACAATCGTCTCTACCGCACTTACATTCAAATTCACTTAAATGAAAGTTTTTAGATAACTGTACGTCCTCGCCTTTGTTGTATATCTTATGCACTCCTAACTCCTCTACTTTTTCTGCTTTCCATACCTCTTTGTTTTCTTTAGGTAATTTTACAAGACATTCCATTTCCTCTTCACTTAAAGTGTGTCTAGAACCGTCCTCATATTCTACTACATAAAAACCATCTTTGACAGCTATCACCTCACCGTCTAGTGATACTGTATATCTAACTACGTCACCTAGTTTGTATTTACTCATTAGTCCTCCTCGTAAGGGTCTTGCATCCTTTTCCATATTGATTCAGAAAAGCATGATATGGTATCAGGGTTAGTTAATACCTCAAACTCTTTGAAGAATTGTTCTTTAGATATATTAAAATCCTTATCTATAACTTCAACTTCTTCTAGAGCTTCTTCTGAGTTCAACGGCACCCATTTGACGATACCTCTAAACATACCGGACCCTTCGTGGGTCTTAATACTGATCACTAGTCCCCCTACGTTAGGGGTGTTTATATTTCTAATGATCTTACCTTTTAGTTCGGTCATAATTACCTTTCTACAACTAGGCCACAGTATATCTTATCGTCTACCTTTACACAACTTATTTCAGGCGTGACGGCCATAGTCCCTAGATAAAATCCTGCGAAATATGCTACACATATGTATAAAGAGATTCTCCAAAAAGGTACTAAAATGTTATCCATTATTTATTCTCCCAAGGGTAAGGCTCACTCTTACATTTCTCTACATCTATATGTGTCTCATATTTATCTACACAATATGCCTCTTTAATAGGTGTCGAAACCAACCTTTTATGCGCAAAGGCCCCTAGTCCTGTAATAAGGGCAATGAGAGCTATCCAGCCTATAAAATCACTCATTTCTTACCTCCCTTAACAGATGACCCGCAATCGTTACATATAAGCCTCTTTACTGGACCTGTTTTAGTAGGGTATGAACCCCACTTCTTAATATTACTAGAACCACAGCTACCACAGTGAGTAACTTCTTTAGGTGTAGCTTTAGTTTGTCTGCCTATAACCCTATTTAAGTTAGGGTGATTTTTAATGTAGGGTAGTAATTTGAAATACACACTAGCTCCAGATTTTATGTCACCTACATTGTAGTCTGCTAGTTCTTTTAACGACTTCTCACAACCTCTGTCTGCTTTGTGCATAGTGCCTGGTTTTAATTCTATTTTTTGGTGCTCACAATCCAGTACCTTAGCAAGATAGGCTAGCGACTTACTTTGGAAAGATGTATACTTTTTAGCTGCTTTTAAGGTGTCTACTACAGGAGGTAAATCAACGGATGGTAGTCCGTGAAATATTAACCTAGTATTTATCTTACGTAGGTCAAAATTTGCTACATTGTGACCAACTATTAGGTCTGCCTCTTGCATTACTTCAATAAGTTCTTCTATAACACCTAGGTCATTACGAAAATCTTTATCATACTCTTCAAAATCCGAGACTTTACTAACAGTGACTTTACCTATTTTACCTTTCTTGTTGTCTAACCACGCCCAGGCAGCGCAGGTAATATACCACGGATGTAATATATCTTTATGACTAAGATAACCTACATCCCTACCTGTGTAATGGTAAACTTGGTATACCGTTTGACTACACTCTATATCTAGGTATAGTATTTTAGGTCCTTTAGTTTTACTCATCGTTACCCCTTTTCTAATAACCGTTTTTTTAAATTAGCTACAGCTCTTCCTACATCAGGTAGGGAACAATGTGATAGCCTATTGCCTTTTAATTTCTTTTTCAAAATAACCCTACTCTGTAGGCACTCTACGGTAATAACTGTATCTCTATTTTTATCTAATCTAACTTTAGTCCTATACTGCATAATATATCCTAACACATTTAAAAAAATTTTGCATTATTTAATCCATATCATATTTAGTTTTTAGAAAATCTAGCATTAAGACCATATGTTTATAGGACATATAGAAAACATAGCCGCCATTAAAGAAATTCGTATGCCTACATTCTTTCATACTTTCTGGCCCGCTAACCGTACATAAAGCCTCGTATATTACGCCGTCACTATCTTCTGAGGCAAACGATACAAATAGACGTGTGCACCAGTCCTCGTTTAAGACAGAATACTGCTCAAAATAACCGAAATTCTTACCGTCTAGCTGTACATACGTCATATCTTCGTATTCGTGCTGTAGTAATAATAGCTCTTTACTGGTGTCTAGTCCCATAATATCTATCATAACTTCTCCCATCTATCTAACCTATGTCCGTCTACATCTATAATAACATCAGGAGCTATTACCTTACCAGCTTGTATCATAATGTCACACGCCTCTTTATATCTGTCTGTGTTTTTATCTATCTCTATTATAGCTTCATCGTGTATCTCTGCCACAACTTTAAATCCGGCCCTTATAAGGCCATATAGAGCCGTTTTTAGCATATCGGAACCTAGCCCTTGAAACGGTGTGTTGGCTACAGCACAGTACGTAGCGTTAGCTCGCCTTCTACCTGTTCTGGTAAATACGTCACCCTCTTCACACTCTTTAAGGTAGTCTACCATTTCTGGGAAAGCGTCAAAGTACTTTTCCTTCATAACTTCCGCTTCCCATCGCTTTAAATTTAGACCATATCCCGCTGCGAACTGTATAAACGTGTCTATACCTAAGCCACCCGGAAACCCGAATACGGCAGCCTTAGCTTGCTGTCTCTCTTCTTTGGTTACGTCTTTTTGTTCTTTATTGAATAGCACGGAAGCGTAGTATCTGTGCAAATCCTCTCCCCTATTTATAGCATCTAACATAGAGCTATGTCCGTACTTATCGTATAAGACCTGGGCTAGCATGGCGCTTTCCATGCCGGAATAATCTATTATGTAGAACTCTTTTTCTTTAGATGTTGGTACAAAACACTCTCTAATACCTCCCGACCTAGGTACATTCTGTATATTAGGGTTACTAGAGGCTGTTCTACCAGTGTTCTGTATAGTTGTGTACGATGGGTGTATTACCTTTTCCGTTAAAGCGTTAGTGAATGATAACAACTTACTTAACTTACTATACTCCATGTAGTCTGATATAAACGGGTAATTAGAGAACGCAATTAGGTCGTCCTCTTTAGATGATATTCTATTTGATTTAGGGCTTCTAGGTAACTGATCCGCTATACCTATGTGCTCTAAAATGTTTTCATATATATCTAGAACACCCGGCCTACCTTTAATATATCCCCATAAAGCCATTCTCTGCTCTACTATACCTAGTCTGTCTCCTAATTTTGTTTTAATATTTTGTGTAGCCTCTAAGTCAACCCCTATACCATTCTTATATATCTCTCCTAAAGCTAAGTCACCCTTCATCTGTATGTCCAAACTAAGAAGTGTGCCATGAGTGTCTATGGCAGTTATTAAGCCAAGTAGTTTCTTATACAACTTGTGTGTATATATAACGTCTAGCATGGCATATTCTATGTGCGCATCTGGTATATCGGAGACTGGTTTATCTAAGTACTCGCCGAAAGTACATCTAACAGCCTCGTCCTTATCTACAAAGATGTTAAAGAATCTCTGCATCATACCAGCTAAAGATGTACCCCTTCTAGGCACTACGCCTTCATAACCTAAAGACCATAATTGATACATCAATTTAGTGTCTCTTACCTTATTTCTATCGTAGAATTTATATAGTAGAGACCAGCCTATTTCGTTAGCTATTACTCCCATATCAAATTTAATGTTTTGGCCTATGAGTGTCGCATGATAATTAGTTAACAGGAAAGATCTAACATCTTCTTTATTAACAATAAACGCTGATACACCGTCAAAAGCTTGAAATAGTACTAATTTATGGAGTCTTGTGTGAAAAGCTTCTACCGTTGTCTCGCAGTCTACAGTAATCTCCGGGCCCATAACCTGCCCTTTCCAGATACTTATTTTATACCCTTTTACTAACATTAGTCCTCCTATTATAGGCCTGTTGCTTCGTGGTTGCCCATCTACAGTTAGAAGGCTCATAATTACCGTCGTTGTCTATTCGGTCTATAGAGTGTCTAGCTGAGGGTCTTTTTCCCATATCTTCTAGAAAGTTCTCAAAAGAGTTTAACCATCTATCGCATACAGTAATACCCCTACCTCCCCAGTCCTTATATCTTTTATGATTCGTATTGGTACATCTATCCCTTAAACCTTTCCACGCCGTATATTCTGGCGTTAGGGAAAGCCCATGTTTAAAGTTGTGGTGACGTGGGCCTTTTAGTAACTTATGTAGCTTGTAAGCACTCTTAGATGCAGTATCCTGTCTAAGGCACCCACAAGACTTTGTGTGACCTGACTTAATCTTATAATCACTACATATAAATATAACGCCGCACTTACATAGAAACTCTGAGAAGGATTTCCCTCCCTTGCCTCTTTTCACAGTTTTATTTAATAGAGCTATTACCCTACTACCTTTTACATTCATAATATCCCTTTATTTACAAATAACATAATATGTATCATTACCCTTCTTAGTAATCGACTTAACACAGGTATTATGTTCTCTTTTACACGTCTTTTTAGATTGCTTAATAACTGATTTATCTACAGGTGTTAATACACTTAAAAACCCTATTAATAATACTTTAGTACATATCATTTTTATATCCTTAGTAATAACCCCGAAGGGCCTAGTCTTTCCTAGGAGTCATTATATACGTAACCAGTAGCTACCTAGCTTTGTCCCTAATAAGAGGGGAGATTTTACTACGACAGGTAACCTCTAACTGTCCCAACAGAATGTCACTGTTGACCGCTCCCTGTATGTGGCTAGGGATACGCCATACTATCTTTTTTTATAGAGGTGTAACTTGGTCTACATAGTTAGCCTTCTTAGCCGTTCTAGTTTCTCCATTTACCTCGTATGTTTGTTCTGGCCTAACTTTTACGGTAATAACCACCGGCTTGCCTGCAATTAGTTCTTCGATATCGATTCTTTCAATTTCACTTAACTCTTGCTTTACGCCAGCAGCGTCTAAGGCCATGTTAAGCTTTTTCTCGGCAATTTCTTGAGCTTTAGGTGAGTCCGAGTGTACTACGTTATTTACGTTATAAAATACACCGTAGTCTTTAAACTTTCCTTCGGTGATAACATACATAACACTAGCGTTACGTCCTGTCCCCTTACTATTCTTTTTCTCTTTATAGAATTTAGCTACAGCTTCATAATCACCTTCTGTGATAAGTTCGCTAAAATCTTTCTTTGTCATCTCTTTATTTTCGCCCATATTTCCTCCTATGCGCTTTTGGTTATTATTTAAATTCCTTCTATTGTAAATAGAGAGTCAAAACCCTCTTTTCTAAACTTCTTAATCAATGCTAAACCTTTTTTATACTTTTGTCTACCATTTTCTATAGTTTCTTTTGTAGCGTAGTACATATTAGTTTTAAAGTCCGATTTTGAGACAAATACCCACTCAAACTCTATTTCATCTGGACTTATCTTTAATTCTTTAGCTAGTGCGTCAATATATAGGGCAGCACTTAAATCATATTCTAGGCCTAATACCACTTCTTTAGTTTTTTTAGCCGTATTACATACCTCTCTACTGGTTTTAACGTCCCTAATAATATGCTTACCGTCTTTGTCTAACCTATAATCAAACCTTACTTTAACGTCTACGCCCTCTAAATTAGTGAATAAAGATTCTTCTGCATAACCGTCTTGAAACAGTGTATCAGCCATAATATATTTTGTTTGAGAGGTATAGATTTTTGTAGTGTTAAAATTACTAAGCATTTCTTGACACATATCGTATTCTTTTTTATTTAATACTTCCATACCATTAGCCACAGCGGTCGCCTCAAAAGCTTTAAAGGCATTACCCCTTCTATCCCCGTCCCAAACAGTAAAATCAGTATGGAGTAAGTGCTTTTCGAGCAGGGCACAATGAATATACGAGCCTATCAAGAGTGCCGTCTTATTCATAGGTTTTGGTGTACCACCCTCGATATAAATTCTGTGATACTCTTTAGGATCTTTCATAGCTGTTTTAATCACAGATGACGAGACAAAATTTCTGTCTGCGTGGTAATCATCGTTTGATAGATCTGGTATAAATCCTCTAGTGTTTTTATCTACTTTCATTTATCCTACCTCAGTGTTAAAAGATTTATCTACGCTCCAACCTCTTTTTATTCTAGCGTATAACGTGTTATATTTTATATTTAAGTGCTTTGCCCACCTCGACAGGCACTTAGTCTCACCTTTGTATTTTATCTTAAGATTTGTACGTTGGTTTGTAGACTGTGTCTTATTATCTACCCATCTACAATTAGAAGGCTCATAATTACCATTATTATCTATTCTATCTAAAGAGTGTTTACTAGAAGGCTTTTCTCCCATATCTTCTAGAAAGTTCTCAAAAGAGTTTAACCATCTATCACATACAGTAATACCCCTGGCCCCGTAGTTTTTGTATGCCCTGTGGTTTTTATTAGAACACCTCTCTAACATACCTCTAAACGTGTTGTACTCTTTTGTATATGTTTTACCATGGGTTGCCATGATCCTAGATAAGGTATTAATCCTCTTACATCCGCAAGACGTTGTGTGCCCTATATTTACTTTAGATGTGACTGCACTAAACTCTTTACCACAGTAACAAACATAATCTGACATTAATTTATTGTTACTGTAATGTCTACTACTATTTAGTCTCATTAAGCACAAAAAGGTCTCACCCATTAAAATTGCTCCCAATCTCTAACAGTTTTTTAGCTTGAAATAAAGATAACACTTCCGTATGTGAAATCTCTAATCTATCTACTAATTTAGCAAAGTTATCTAACGATATATTCCTGTCCCCGCCTTCAATTTTTTGTAAATTTCTGCGGTCCATTTCAAGTATTTCAGCAGCTTGTCTTTGCGACAAACCTTTTGTACGTCTACTTTTTCTTACCATGTCTCCTAATCTCTTTTTAATAATAACGGACCTACCGTCTTTATAATTAATATGAGCCATTTTTACCTCCCTTAATTAGTTTTAAATTTCTATTAGACTTTCTTTTATAAAATCTTAAGCAATTTGTCAGTATTAGGATAAATACTAAATTTATATAAAAAACCACTATTAATAAACATAGTATGTCTAAAATTAACCCCAACTAGTAACCTCTTTGTAATCTATCTCGTCTATAAACATTTCGGTATCTATAACACCATTATCTAATTTAAATTCCGTTTTATATATAAAATAATATGTATCTAACCTAGATCCCATGTCCATAGTAACCTCTGTTACCGTATGTTCGTAACCGCCTATGTCTTTAAACTTATCCCCTACTTCATATATCATGATAAAATACCTCTATCTTCCCTTCAACCTTTTCTGCGGTTGTTTCTATTTGGCCAGCCTCTATCAATTCCTCTAATATACTATCTCTTACTCTTTTATTCATGGACTGTGTTTTTAGTATAACCTCTTTTTTATTAATTTTAAAGCTATTTTTTACTAAATTTAAAATTAAATGCCTATCTCTTTCGTGAGGGCTATTAAAAACTAATTCGGACACTATTTTACCTATTTCTTCAAAAAAAGAGTTAATAACATTTCTACCAAACTCTACGTCAATCGTCTCGATAGTAGGCACTTTCATATGCTCCCTAGACGCGGCGTGAATTATAACTAATTTAACCATTTGTTGATATAGTCTAGCAGTTATAGGGCCTTCAGTGTTTTGAATTGTGTTAATTCTTTTATCATCGAATTCTTTGAACACTTTATCAAGTAATTCATCAGCTTCTTTAGTGGCCTTTAGTTCAGTTACACGCTGATCTATATCGTTAATCATAACACCACTTCTATTAGGGGTATAATTTACTAACCATCTTAAATGGTCTAAATCTTTTTGACTTAATTGGGCTTCCTGTTTAACCCTAGTTGACCTTTCTAGGGCTGAACCTTGAAATATTAAAAATCTACCTAACAAGCCTTTGTCAATAGCTCTTTTAGATACACCCTCTCTAAGCCCTGTGGGAGTAGTTGACCCTAAAATATTTACATTAGGTCTAAAACAAGCTCCTTTCACGACTAAACCTCCGTCATAACCGGAAGCTACAGCTCGTCCCATGTAGTATGAATTACTAGAGGTGTAAAGTTCCGCTAAAACATCCGCCATTTTAGAGTTAAACTCTGATTTACCGCTGTTAATGGTTTTTAGTATACCACCTACCTCGTCCATTACGTCTAATCTAACATTTTTAGTGGGTAAACTATCCATTAAAGATGCGTCTGATACATAATCCCCAGCGCCTAATAAATCTTGGGCACCTATTCTTGCTAAAGTATTTTTAACAAACTCCATAGGGTTGTTTTTACCTGTACCACTATTTGAAACATTGAGGATATATAAATTGGGACTAATACCTTGGTAAACAAATTTACGACTAGTTAGGGTTGAGAATAAAGCAAGGGAAGCTCCGAACGCTAATTCGGGTTGTTTAATCCAACTATTCTTAAGAATTGTCTGTACTGAATTCTTTAGAGCAGAAGGGGCAACAAGAAATTCTACTTTTGACTTTCTTTGGCTTTCCTTGCTTTGTGACTTTCCCAACTCACGCTCCTTTTGTGAGTCAATATTGGATACAGCTTCCATGATAGGTACTATAAATTCTTTATTTTCTCGCATCCTTGCGGTGTTAAAAGAAGTTATATGGTTAGAATAGAACTGTAGTGCATTTGAATAAGGTTCTATGTGTCTATTTTCTTCCGGGTCTGTAAACAATGGTACTTCATTATTTTGTTTATCGAACTCTATTAAAGATTGAATAGCTTGATCTACTGTATGATTGTCGTTAACAATACTTGTTAAATGTTTTGATAAAGCGTCGTTTCTACCGTTTATAACCTTACCGTAACTTTCGCTTACACTACCTCCAAACGTGTTTTTTAATAAAATCTCTAGAGATTGTATTAATGCAGGTGGTAATACTGGTAATTCTTCTTTATCTATATCTAGTAAAGTTTTATCACTAGACCATTTATATGGACTACCGTTAGGATGTATACTAGGGGGTATAGTGGTCTTTTTATCGGTAGATAGTATTTCTAATATTACCTCGCCGTTAAATTTTAACATCTCAGTCTTTTCTCCACTATATTTAAAAAATCTAGTGAACCTATCACTTTTTGAGGAGACTTTACTAACAGGTGATTTAGGTAGTATGTCCATTTTTTCAAAAAGTGCTGTTATTTCTGGATTATCGCAATCAAAATCTAATGCTACTATACCGGACCCTTTTCCTAAAAGAAGGGCTATGTTAGATTCCCCTTTAAGGTTAGTTTCTGTGTAATTAACATATTCTTCTACCTTATCTTTATCTAGCAAGGTATCCGTAGATTTATTCCAACCTGTTATAGCAGGTCTTTTACTCATATACTTGTCGGGTATTGTACTATAGCCTGCCTTTAAGTATTTATGGGCAAATTCTTTATAATTATTTTTATTCACTATCCCCTCCTTTTAAAATTTGATCTAGTTCTTTATCATGACTATCAAAGTCCCAATAGAAATCATCGCCTTGACATCTGATCGCATCATTCCTTTGCTCTTTACAAACCTTGAGTGCTTTTTTATAGCGGTCGAGTTCAATCCTAAGGTTTGCGTTTTCATAAGAAGCGTCTAGCTCTTTATGCGCCAAATCGTCAGCTTCTTTTTTCCATGCTTCCAACTCATCTAGCAAGCGAGGTAAGTCGTTGTGGACTTTACAAATAAAACTGTTGTCCTCATCTGTCATCTCAGAAGGCTTTCCATAAAGTCCGTGACTTTCCATAATAATGTCTGAGGTCGGCAATATAGTTAACCACTCACCCTGCGTAGTCTTAGCATGAAGCTCCCGAAGCTCTTTAATCAGGTCGGTCATAATAACATGCCAACATAAAATAATTTAAAAGCTAAATGTAAAGCTTGATCTGTTTTTATTCCATACCATTTCTCACACTTACCAAAATCAATAAACCAATGTGAAATTGTCTCAACTATACCAACCCATAGAATGCCACCACAAGCAATGTAAGCAGCTCCTCCATGTATTAGCGCGTGTGAGCTTAAAACGAAAGGCCACACTTTTTGCATTGGTCCATGCCTGTTAGGGTCGTAACCTTTTGGTGTGGCGTTCCTGTTTTTATTTGTAGCAATAAAATCACTTTGTAATGCATAATCAGCAAGAGCGTGTCCTACTAAAAATCTAAATAATAAATCAATCATTTTCACCTTCCTTTTCAAACGGCTTGAGGGAATTAATCATATCCCTTTTCATATACTCAATCTCTGAATAAACACATCCGCTGCCGAACTCATATTCTAACATTGTTTTAAGCAGCCCTATCAACCCCTGAACTTCATCGGTGAGCTTCGTGTACTCTGGTTTTTGAGCGTTTCTAAAAGCTATTTCAAAGCAAAACTTGTGGTCTTTGTAAACAGAAAGATCACCTTTTTCTTCTATGTCTTTTGCAAACCTGGGGAACGCTCTTTTAAAATTTCCCTCACAAGCCTTTTCTAATTCAGTCATATAAAACCTCTCCGTCTAATACAGTAAATCTACATACAGAATTATTTGTGTCAGTTGTACTATATACAGTACCTTCCTCAAGTAGTGTTAACCTGGCCGTAGTGGCGTTACCGTTCTGGGCAAAATAGGCAACTAAATCTCCGTTTATATTAAGTACTACTTCTTTATGATTACCGGCTAAGTCAGGACATAAAGGTATAATTTCGGTTACACTAGGAGTACCATCTAGACCGTCTACCCCGTTGATGCCATCAATACCATTTACGCCGTCGTATATCTCCACTTTATCTCCGTTACAACTAATGGTAGTAACACCCCCTTCTTTTTTTAAATAGCATTCTGGCTCCGTAGTAAAGTTACTGTTACTAGAACAACCTACTAAACCCGTTGTAATAATTAGTAATATTATTTTTTTATTCATCTTATCCCCTTTATTAATTTTATTGAAGCCACATAATGTATGAAGCTATTCCTATTAATACTACCCACGTAGATAGTACCAAACCCCTGAAAAACCCTTGGTTAAAGCCTTCATTGAACATTTTTTCATACTCTAATATTTTTTGCTCCTCTAAAACCTGGCCTAACATATTCTCGTTGTATCCTCTAGATTCTAATTCGTTTAATAATTCTTTCATATTTGCCATTTTATCTCCTGTGTTGTCTTTTATAGACTATGTTATTATCTATATATAGTCTAATAATATTAAGTTATAGTGCTTATAATTAATAGTTATAGTTACGTAAATTCTTTATCTAAAAAGGCCTGTGCCAAATGTTCATAGCTTGCCTTAAAGTGTCCTATCTTATTTTGGTCTAGGTGATGTTCAAAGGCCTCTATGCTAATGAAGTTGTAACTATGCCCCGTATTCCCTATAGGTATTTTAACCCTACCTAAACGATCTACGACTACATACGCACCGTCTATTCCTTTGTACACTTTACCAGTTTTTGTCGATTTATATAACATTATTTGCCTCCTATTATAATTTTTAATTTATTTTTATTCTCTTTCCACCAATCGAAAGCCTTTTCGTCCATACCAGCTATCTCATCGTCACTAAAATTAAACCAATCTTTAATGCTATGTTTTTCACAACCTATTTGCATAATATCTTCACAAATATTTACAATATATGTACCTAATTGTATAGTTTTAATTTCCTTATTGTTTCCTATAGTGTCATACAGTCTAGCACCTGTTAAATTAGCACCTGTTAAATTAGCGTATGCTAAACTAGCGCCTGTTAAATTAGCACCTTTTAAATTAACATGTGTCAAATTAGCGTCTGTTAAATTAGCGTCTGATAAAATAGCATATCTTAAATCAGCATATCTTAAATCAGCGCCTGTTAAATTAGCACCT